CCTTCACTTTTTCCTTGCTACTTTCCCCGTCGTTTGCATATGGATTACCAGTATGGGAATCTCCACTATGGCTTTTAATCTCAACGGCTTTAACTTTAACCAGTCCGTCGTTGATGCCAGTGGAAGAACAGTCCCTACATGGGCTGATGTCCTCAACCGTGCCGATCTAGGCATGGAAGTAATGCACGAAAGAAACGCACATAATTTCCCGCTTGATCTAGCGGCTAAAGAGATCGCGCCGATTGCGTAACAACACGTCCGTTCATCCTTAATTGGGACGCATGAAACCTAAGCATGGAACGGGGCTTAGGTATTGAGGTTTTACCATGACTCAACTAGAACTACAAGCTCGTATCAAAGAGCAGAACATTTTAGAAAGAGAAATGAAACTTAAATATCGCGGCATCGCTTACTACAAATCTTACAAAAACTAATTTAATTAAAATGAAAACAATTGCACTTGCTCTCGCAGCCACCACTTTAGCGTCTGCACCTGCATCCGCTGGGACTTACTTAAACACTGAAGTTAACAACGGTTACTACGGATCTCAGTACGTTGGTAGAACAGTAGAACTACACGTTGGAGCTGAAGGAACTAATGGAAAGGTTGACTACTTTGTACAGGGTGGTCCTGCTCTCGTAGCTGTTGACGGTGTTGACGGTACAGAGACAGAACTATCAGGTAAGTTCGGAGGTACATATAACATCTCTTCAGCTACATCAGTTTATGGTGAGTTTGCTGGAGGCACTAATGGTGACTTCGACAACTCTTACAACTTAAAAGTTGGAGCTAAGTATAAGTTCTAATGTCACAACAAAGCGACCAAGCAAGGGCGTCAGTTACTTCACTGACTCCCGAACCAGAAGTTAAAGAAGAGAAGAAGGAGACTTTTGATGAGAACATCTCATTAGAAGAAGCTCTTTCTACCTTGTGAAGAAGATCAATGAACTATGGCTAGTAGTCTTTATGGCTCTAGCCTTCTTCATTCATATAGAAGTTCTTCATGTGAACTTCCATAGCAGAGAGGCACCTCAGTGTCGGACCTCTCTGTAATTTGGCTTTTAGCCCCGTACGCGGGATACCTATTAGCCGTCTAGACGGTGGGATAGACCACAAAACTTCGAATTTAAATTGTGCACGATGATGATTTATACCTTCAAACATTTTAAAAGATAGATAAATGGCTCAACAGTCAACCGCACATCAGGCTAGTGTAACTAAGCCAGGTGCTAGTAATGGAGGTGCCGATAGACGCGCCCTCTATTTAAAATTGTTCAGTGGCGAGATGTTCAAAGGCTTCCAGCATAATGCTATAGCTAGAGATCTCGTTATGAAGCGTACCCTTAAGAACGGTAAATCTTTACAGTTCATCTACACGGGTCGCACAAAAGCCGAATTTCATGTTCCAGGAAATTCCATCCTAGGTAACAGTGACGGCGCACCTCCAGTAGCTGAGAAGACTATTACAGTAGACGATCTACTTATTAGTTCAGCTTTCCTTTATGAATTGGATGAGACATTGGCTCATTACGATTTGAGGTCAGAGGTATCAAGAAAGATTGGATACGCTCTTGCTCAAAAGTATGACCGTCTTGTCTTCAGATCTTTAGTACGTGGTGCTCGTGTAGCTTCACCTATCACTAAGTCTGGATTCGTAGAACCAGGTGGAACACAGATCAAAGTTGGTACTGCAGCTAGTACTGCAGCATCAGATGCTTATGATCCTACTAAGTTGGTGAATGCATTCTATGATGCAGCAGCAGCTATGGATGAAAAAGGAATTTCTACTGATGGAAGATTTGGTGTTCTAAACCCACGTCAGTACTATGAACTAATCCAACAGGTTGGAGAGAATGGTCTAGTTAACAGAGACTCACAAGGTTCATCCCGTCAGAAGGGTAATGGAATTGTAGAGATCGCTGGTATCAAGATCTACAAGTCAATGAACATTCCGTTCTTTGGTTCTTACGGTACTAAGTATGGTACTGCAGGTGCTACAAACCCAGGCGTAACTGATCCAGGTAACACAGGAACATTCGTCAGCGAAACAATAGAAGACGCTGAAGATTCAGATGACGGTATCAACAACGACTACGGTGCTAATGCTAACTTCGTTAATACTTGCGGTATTATCGGACAGCGTGAAGGCGCAGGTATCGTTGAAGCTATCGGACCTCAAGTACAAGTAACTAAGGGTGACGTTTCTGTCATTTACCAAGGTGATGTGATACTTGGAAGATTGGCATGTGGCGCAGATTATGTTAACCCAGCTGCTTGCGTAGAACTCTATGCAGGTGTAGCAACATCATCAGCACCAGCTGCTTTCTAAAGATAATTTCTTTACACATAAGGGGAGTCATTACGGCTCCCTTTTTTTTATTTATATAACTTAATTATGGCTTTCCCTACCACTAATGCTGCTCAAGAATTACCCGCTATAAATCAAATACTGATGGCTTGTGGTCAGGCTCCAGTCACCACTTTAGATGAAACCAACCCAGACGTTGCGATTGCTTATCAAACTCTACTAGAAGTATCTAGAGAGGTACAAAGTGAAGGCTGGACTTTCAACAAAGAGCCACATTATGAGATGACACCCGATAGTAATAATGAAATACTAATTCCAAACAACGTATTACAGATAGATCTCAGTGCATCCAATGCCTCAGATAAACATGTCATACAAAAGAATGGAAAACTATACGACAAAGAACACCACACAGATCAATGGACAGATGGAAATGTAGATTGCGATATCACATGGCTATTTGACTGGGTTGATCTACCACGTCCTATACAGGACTACATAACCTCTAGAGCTTCCACCATTACCTCTAGTCGGATCATTGGTGATAGCACCCAATACCAAATGCTCCAACAGAAAGAGGCATATATGAGAGCAATGGCTATGGAGTATGAATGTAATCAAGGTGATTACTCATTCTTTGGTAAGCCAGATGGCTCAGAACCATATGTCAGCTATGAACCTTACAAAGCACTTATGAGATAATGGCAGCTGTAACACAAAGGGTATCCAACTACTTAAGTGGTGTATCCAAACAAGCCGATAGTAAGAAGAAACCAGGTCAAGTAAAAGAATGTATTAATGGATTACCTGATGTGACATTAGGTATGACAAAGAGACCTGGATTTAAGTTTATTGCAAAATTAAAGAACACAGGTGGTACAGCTTTCAATGGAACCCAGTTAGATAATGCTAAATGGTTCTATATTAATAGAGATGCAACCACAAGGTATGTAGGCTGTATAACACCCATAGTTGGTTCTACAAAAGGAAGTATCTACATATGGAATGCAGACACAGGAGCTGCATGTACAGTCACTAATGGAGCTACTCATAGCTATCTAGATGGAGTTAATACTGACTATGACGTATTAACAGTTGATGCTCAAACTATCATCTCTAATAGCAATGTCACAATAACTACACAAGCTGCACCTACAGATTTTGTAGCAGCTAGTAGAGGAACTATTCTACTAAGTGGAAAGATAGAGGACATGCAAGGTTACGACTTTTCAGTAACTGTGGCTGGTAGCACAACATCTTCTTATACAGCAGCATCTAATGCTGATTTTGATGAGATATTAACTACTTTAAAATCTAGAATTGAAGCTTTAAGTATAAGTGGTCTAACGGTAACTAAATATGGAACATCACTGCAGTTAGATAGAGTAGTCAGTTCTACTAGAACCGCATTCACTTTAGCTGCATCAGGCGGTAATGATAATGAACGATTAGTTGTTTATCAAGACTGGGCTGATAATGAAAGTTGGTTACCACCTAATCAATTCCACAACCATGTAGTGACTATCCTTAACTCACGAATATATGATGAGGATAACTACTACGCTAAGTTCGTCGCAGACAACTCTGCAGCGGGTTCAGGCTACTGGAAAGAGACAATAGGACCAAACCTATCTCCAGGTCTTACAAAGGCTACTATGCCTCATAGACTAAGGAATACAGGTACTAATGCTTTTGTCTTTGAAGAGATTACATGGGGAGATAGAATAGCTGGGGATGATACAACAAACCCACATCCTAGCTTTGTAGGTAAAACAATTAAGAAGGCTTTCTATCATGACGATAGGCTTGGTTTCTTATCAGAAGATAATGTAATCCTTAGTAGAGCTAAGCAACCATTTGAGTTTTACGCTGTATCAGCTAGAACCCATACAAAGGGTGATCCAATAGATATTAACTGTGCTTCAATTAGACCTACAAAACTACACTCAGTACAACCATTTAGACAGGGTTTAGTTCTGTTCAGTAAGAACCAACAATTCCTGCTATTCACAGAAGATGGTCCTGTAACACCTGATTCAACAAAGATCAGACCTATCTCTAACATGGAGATGAGCGATGATGTTGAGCCTATAGACATAGGTACTCATACAAACTTCATTAGTAAGACTCCTAACTTCGTTAGGGTATTTGCTATGCAGACTAAAGGTTTAGGTGAGAGTCCAGATATCTTAGATATAGGAAGAGTTGTTAACGAGTGGATAACAATTGATGTAGATACATTGGTTGCAAGTATCCAGAATGAGTTCATTGCTATGTCTGCACAGGATAGTAATGAGATCTATTTCTATAGAACTTATAAGCAAGGTGATGAGTTATTGATGGAGTCTTGGTTTAAGTGGAAGCTACCAGGAACAGTACAGACAATGGCTTTAGATCAGGATGATATGTTCTGTGTTACTAAACAGATACCTGATGCTGATGATGCTACTAAGAATGAATACACCCTATCTAATTCAAACCTAACTCAAAGTCCAGAGGTCGGTATCATTACCAACGCACAGGGTCAGAAGATTAACCCCTGTATTGATTTATATGCACCAGCAACCTCTGTCAGTTATGACGCAGCAAACGACTTATCTAAGTGCTACTTACCATATGCAAACTTACCTGATCAAAAGAATGTATTGATCGTTGGTGGTACTACAGCAGCTGGTACATTTAATAACTCAGGATTCACTATTACCCCAGAGGCAGACGCAGGTGGTACATACTTCATAGTTCCTGGACAAGATCTTACAAGCGTTGCAAGCAACGTCTATGTAGGTTATGCCTATGACTTTGATATGACGTTACCACAGGTCTTCTATAAGAATGAAGAAGGTAATGATTTCACAGCTACAGTTACTGTTGCAAGACTAAAGTTTGATGTAGGTCTATCAGGTGTATTAGGTTTCAAACTTAATGCTACTGGTAGGTTCGCAGGTAAGCGAGAATATACAGGTGATAACTCAACTACTGACTTTAATTGGAACGTAGGTGACTTGGACTATGTAGATAGAGAACAAGTCAAAGTTAAAGTAAACAATGTACTTAAAACAGTAACTACTGACTATACATTCCAAAGTGATACTGAGATTAGATTTGGTACAGCACCAGCTACAGGAGATAAAATACTTATCTACTTAGACGAGTGGTATCAACTACAACCTGTCGCCTCAGCTAACACATACCTAGCTGATGACGTAGCACTAAATGAGTCAACAGTATTTACATTACCAATACACCAAAGAAGTAAGAACTTCACACTAAGGGTCTTTAATGACTCACCATTTCCCGTCTCTCTCAACTCTATGATGTGGGAAGGAAACTACTCACCGAGATTTTATAAGAGGACTTAAATATGATGATGAATGATTTCGGTGTTCCAGCAAATGAACACGAAATGATGATGATGAAGCCACACGAAAAAGTGATGGCTGAATCTGGTGTAGAAAGTAATTTCTGGCAAGTAGCATTACCTGTTATAGGTACTGCTATCGGAGCTTATGGTAAGAAGAGGTCTGCAGACAAAGCAGCTGATGCACAGAACGAGTATAGAGAAGCGCAATATGGATACGACACTATCGTTACTGATAGACAGAACGATAAGTTAGATGCAGATTATGCTTATGCCTTTGAAGGTTATAAGATTAATCAGCGTAACCAAGAGATGATTGCTCGTCTTACAGATGAGAAGAATCTAAGAAGATATAACTACGATTTACAAATAAGGAATGCTCAACAGAAAGCACAAGAACAACAATACGCTAAATCTGAAAAGCTATACCACATGCAACTTGGCTATAACCAACAAGCCTTACAACATGCAAGAGAACGCACATTAATTAAGCAACACGAAACTAATCAGAAAGCAGCTTTTGATAATGAAGACTCAGTGATTCAATCAATCAAAGCTCAAGGTGACTTAATGGCATTAGGTCAAACTGGTAGAAGTTCTACTAAGGCATTTGCAGCTATATCAGCTGAAAGAGGTCGAATAGAAAGTAGGTTAATGGAATCGTTAGTTAGCTCACGAAGGAATACAGCACTCACCTTAAAAGAAATAACAAGAGATAAATTTGGTGCTGACCTTTCAGCATTTGCAAATCGAATGTTGAAACCTGGAGAATTACCAATGCCAATCAAACCAGTTAAGACACCAATTGCTGAACTACAAGCTCCTAGAGAATTAGGAGAATATGACTACATGCCACCACCAATTAAAGGTGTTAAGGCTACAGGTGGGTCATGGTTAGGAGTAGCTTCTTCAGTGGTATCAGGTGTTGGTACGATTGGTGGAGAGCTTGGTTGGAAAGGTTTTAAATCATAACAAATAAAAAACAATGTCATTTCAAAGCCACGGCAGAGAAGGGGGGTTTAAAGCACTTAATGTTCAAACACAAGCAGCGTTAGCTCGTTCTGCTGAACAATCAAATCAAAAAGTACAAAACTTAAAAACCCTACAACAGCAGTATGACCGAAGAGATTCAGAGTTCATAGCTGCTTTAAAAGATAAGTATCAGGAAGAGAAAGCATCTAAGGATGTAGATAAGCGTAGAACAGATGCTAACTATGTTGCTAAGACACAAGCAATTCAACGTAATGCTCAAAGGTCAAAGGAGAACTTAAATACAGAAATTAAGAACATAGAGAATGAGGCAGCCACATGGTCTGCATTTAGTTCAACCGCTACTGATCTCTTAACTAACTTAGCCAAGAGACAAAAGGAAAAGATTGAAGATGCAGACGTAAAGACTAAGCTTGCAAGTATTGATAAATGGACTGCTATGGAATCTGATGTTCAGTCAGAAGCCTTAGCCAGAATGTTAGCTACAAGAGGTGATCTTTCTTATAAAGCTTTACTAGCAGGTGAAAGTCCTGAAGTAGTAGCTTATTTGAACACAAGACCTGAAGCTATTAAGTTTGGTAGAACAGCAGAGATGATTGCTGATGCCAATAAGCCATTTGTTAAAGATTGGTTTAAGGATATTCTTCAAAAATCTGGAGCACAAACTTTAGAAGAAAAAGAAAGAGTTCTTGAAGCAGCTCCTAATATATTCTTAAAACAGATAGGTCTATATCTTAATGACTCTAATTTAATTGACCCTCTTAGACGAGAGATAAATAAAGCAAGGCTTGAATTAACGAATGAAGCTAAAGATAAGCATGTCTATCATTTAGGTGAAAAAGATATAACCGAGGATTACCAGTATTGGAAGCTGAAAAGAGGTCAGCAAAACGAGCAAGGTGCATTTGATATTCTTCAGAAATCCATAAGAAACTCACATGATGAAGAAGGTATTAATCGTGGTTATACAGGTGTTAAAAGTTATGTAAGGGGAATGCTAGTCGATCCTCAGATTGTTGAAACTCAAGCTGACTTTGATAAGATCCTTGATCTCAATACCTTAGCTAACACTGATTTAAACGATAATATAATTAACCCATCTAGAAAGTGGAGTACAGTCTTCTCTGCATCTGAGATGTATGACATTAGAAAAGAGAGACTAGAGGCTGAGAAGGAAGCATTACAACTTGAAGATACTAAAAGAGAGATCCATAGCCTTGAAGTTAAACAGGAAGTCAGGAGAGCAATCCTAGAGGACTGGGATGGTACTCCAGAGATGAAAGATAAGATCTTTGCTACTGCACCTGGACTAACTAAAAAGGATAAGGAATCATTAGAATCTCTTACAATGGAGGTCAGTAACAACACTGATCTTGTTGAGCAAAGAGTTACTGCAGATCAAAAGATAAGAGATGGTGTCTTCTTTGAAGATGACTACTTAATGTTGTCTCCCTCTTTAAGAGCAATAGAAAAGTATAGGAAAGGTTATACACAAATCTCTGAGTTTGTAGCAAAAACAGGGTGGGATAAGGAAACTGTTAAAGGCAGTATGAGAGATCTCATTCAAAATGACATACTTAAAGTTCAATATGATGCTGCAGTTGTAACTCCTACAAATAATAGAACTGTAAAACTTGCACAAGCTGAAGCAACTAAGGATTTCTATAAGTATGTAAGTGCTTTTCAAGATGATCCTGAGTATGCAAATAAGAGTGATGAACAGATTAGAGATGCTGCTTATTCAAAGTTAGTTGAAGAAATCACATCAGGTAAAGGTAAGTGGAGAGTAGACGATGAGTATAAAGGTGCTGCAGGTAAGAATATAGGTGACTCTCACTTCCCTTATTTTGATGGTGCTAATACTAGTCAATACAAAGTCAAGTATCCTCTAAGTCATACTCTTGATCTAATTGATGAGCATGGATCAACACTTTTAAAAACAGATGTAGTTCTCACACCTGCATACATCATGGCTCAGGAAGCTCAGCTAGAGATGGGTAGAGGTTTCCAAGTAACTCAAGATGTAAAAGAGATAGCAGAGAGAGCTGGTCTAACTGAAAGTGAAGTCATTAACCAACAAAGAGCAGTACTTGGTCTTAAAGGTGACGTAGAACCAAGTGTCAGAGAAGATGTAGTTAAATCAGCAGCACAGATAGAGCAGAACAACGCTGCAATCACAAAGCTATCTAAGAACATAAGATCGTTTGACGATGCACTGAAGGCTCGTATAGCACAAGTAGAACCACGATTATCTATGGCTATGACGAGTACTACTAGATGGCAAGCAGCTGTTAAGGGTGCTGGCATACCTATCGGTACATATAAAACTGTAGAACAACTCAGTACATTCCCAGCTGGCCAACAGATACTTAGTAAGTACTTTGGACCAAACGGAAACCCTAGAGGTGGTGCTGTTATAGGAAGTCGTTACAGGGTTAACGGAGGTACACGTTTAGTAATTCAATTACCAGGTTCAGATCCAAATGAACCAAGACATATTTATCTATTTAAAGGAGACATGTAATGGAAGAAGAAACCAAAACAGAAACTCTTCCAGAACAAGAACCTAAAAAGGAAGAGAACAAACTAAAGTCTGATGCTTCAATGCACGGAGCTGTAGAGAACACTAGAAAAGTACTACGAGGTGCTATGAGAGGAATCTCAGATCCTTGGGGTACTATCACTGGACAGGACTGGGATAGACCAGCTCAAAGTGGCTTCTTAGGTGGTTCTTGGAAGGATCAGGCTGAAGGTCAAATGGGAATGATACTTGGTACTTACCCAGATGCAGCAATGGATGTCATTGGTACATTTGGAGGCGGAGTAGGTAAGAGAATTGACGATTTCTATGATGATGTAACTCGCTTTGAGAACCCAAACATACAGAAAGCTAGAGGAATACTCAGTGTTATAACTCCAAGTTTAGCTACCTACGGTGGGATCAGTAAGGCAACACAGAACCTACCTCGTGCTCAACGTGTTATGACACAGCTCGGAGGTAATGCTGTAATTGATGGTTTCTTAGGATTTACTTCTGATCAAAATGAAGGAGAACAAAACACAACAGCTTTCTTAGCTGAGAACTTTCCAGGTTGGTGGGGTTCAGATGGAAGACTACCTATTCCTGAATGGATGAAAACCAACAATTCTATGACACCTGAACAGCTAAGGATCTACCACATGTGGGAGAACTCAGCATTAACAGGTGTAGCTGATGGTCTTGGATTCTTAACTGAATATAGAAAGCCAATCATGAGTTGGTTTAAACCACTAAGTGAAAAGGCTAATGGTTGGAAGAAAGCTCAAGTATTTACTAATGCAGATAAAGGTACTGTTAAAGCTATCTCTTCACTGGATGATCAGATTGTACAAGGTGAATTACGAAAGGCAGAGATACTACAGGCTATAGCTACTAAGCCAGGTAAGGCAGAGGTGAGAGTATTAGAAGATCAGATCAAACAGATTGATCTAGATATAGCTAAAGCTAAAGCAGGTCAGGCAGGTCTAAGCGATGAGTATGCAAATACTGGTACTTCTAGTGCTACTGAGAATGCTGTTGAATCTAGTCTTGATAGAAGAGCAACCTCACGAGAGATACAAGCTGATGAAGTTGCACTTAATAAGTTAGAAGCTGATCCAACAGGTGCTAATGGTTTCGATCCTGATGTAACTCCAGGTTTTACCAATGATGCACAGAAAACCCAATCAGCCATGACTCCTGGAAATGTTGCTGAGAATATGATCGACGTAACATCCAATAACAAAGGAATAACTAAGGGTGATAACACATCAATAGTCTCCGATGCTATGTACAACAAAGGGTTCAGAGCAGGTGGTAAGTCACGTGATGCTGTAGAAGGATTCGCTAAACAGACTGAAGATATGGGTGATTGGGAAGCTATCAAGAATGGCTTCAGATTCACTCGAAAGGATATGGATGAGGCTGCATGGAACATCTATGAAAACATCATGCTTAAAGGTGATGTAAGAGGTGTTAGAGAGATGTTCTTAGCTAATGAGGACTTCTTAAAGATCACTGAAGAGATGACTCGTCAACGAGCATTAATCGAACC